GAAGAGAAGAGAGAAAATTTTTCTTGACATTTTTACCCAAAAAGAGTAGAATGGCAAAATGGCTAAAGAAATCACTACAATTTCACCCGAAGGTCTTGAAGTTGCGAATTGTTATTTACAGTTTGGAAATATTCGAGCAGTATGCGACTACATGGATGTACCAGAAAATCAAGTAGTAGAGCTACTTAATAAACGTGATGTAAAAAAATACATTGATACTGTGTATTTAGACATGGGGTATAGAAATAAAAATAATATAGCGTCTTTATTAGATGAAATGATTGAAAGTAAACTTGACGAGGCAAAAGAAACTGGAGTTTACTCATCAAAAGATTTAGCAGATTTGTTGCAGATGGCACATAAAATGCGTATGGATGAAATTAAAGCGCAAGCCGAGCTACTAAAAGCAGAAACGACTAGCATCAAAACTCAAAACAATGTTCAAATTAATAGTGAGGGGTTACCTTTCGGTCAGGGCAACTATGGAAAGCTGATGGAAAAACTTCTCAAGGAGGGTTAACCTAGAGAAAAACTCATGCTAGCAGAAATCGCGATTGCAAACGCAGCTTTTGGTGTAATTAAAGAAGCAATCGGAAACGGAAAAGAACTGTACGAGATTGGTTCTGCTACTGCAAAATTTTTCGATAGTAAAAGCACATTACAGAAAAAAGCACACAAAGGTGGTTATAAAGCAGATATGGAAGCCTTCATGGAACTTGAGAAAATCAAGGAAATGGAGGAACATATCAAACAACAAATGATTTGGGCAGGGCGTCCAGGCATGTGGGATGATTGGCTAGAGTTTCAAAGACAAGCCAAAGAAGAAAGAAAACGTCAACTAGAGAAGCAAATACAAGATAGAAAAGAGCTAATGGAGCTTATAACATATACTCTCTATGGTGTTCTAGCTTTTGCTATAACAGTTCCGGTAGTATTTCTTACAATAGCAATATTAAAATGAGTACTTTAGACGAAAGAGTTCGAGATATTGAAATTGAGATGTCCCAACATGAAGCCCAGTGCGAAGAACGTTGGAAGACTACTTTTAATCGACTTCAGGATATTGAAGACGGTTTGAATCGTATGGAAAATCGTTTACTTATGGGAGCGGGAAGTATGATACTTTTTCTCTCCGGCGTAATTGTAACATTACTTATGGGACAATAAGGAGAACATTATGTGGACCAAACCAACATATGAAACTATAAGACTGGGTTTTGAAATTACAATGTATTTTAAAACTTACTAATGGTGGCTTAGACCACTAAGAAGTTCTATTAGAACTTAGGAAAAGAGTAATGCCAGCACATAGCGGAAAAAAGAAGCGAGGTAAAAAAGGCAAGAAGAAAAAGTCAATGAACGGTCTCACTGCCAAGCAAAAGAAACTTCCTATGGCTCTTCAAAGAGCTATTCTAAGAAAGAAGAGAGGCAGGAAGTAAAATGCGACGTAAGACTTACAGAGGTAAGCGCGCACCAAAAGGTTATCATTTCATGCCAGGTGGAAGGTTGATGAAAGACTCAGCCCACAAAAGGAAAAAGAAACGTGGCCGTAAAAAGAAAACGAAAAGGTACTACTAAAGCGGTGCGAAAGCGTAAGCGAGTAGCCCGTCCTCTTAGTGCATCAGTAAAAGCAACTCTTCGAACAAAAGCGAAAAAGACTCGATTTACTTATGGGCAACTTGCAAGAGTCTATCGCAGAGGACAAGGAGCGTTTCTTTCATCAGGTTCTCGACCAGGAGTCTCAATGTCACAGTGGGCTTTTGGAAGAGTAAACTCATTCATCCGAGGTGGGCACTCTCAAGATAACGATATAAAACGTGGGACAAAGAAAAAACGTCGCACGAAGAAATAGCCCCAAGCTATCCGATAGATCATCGGTTACAAGATCATGATTCATTAACCTCGTTCATCCAATAAAGGACGGAAGTAAGGAGTATCCCGAAGGAACGCGAATTTAGAGGAGAAATATCATGAAAGAGTATACTTGCATTTATCGTGGTGTTAAATACACTGTTAAAAAGTAGGAAACTAAATGCCTGTTAGAAAAGTCAAAGGTGGTTATCGTTGGGGTTCTTCTGGAAAGATTTACAAAAGAAGGAAGGACGCCCAACGTCAAGGCCGAGCAATATACGCATCTGGTTATGGTAAAAAGAAAAGATCCAAGAGTAGGAACAGGAAAAAAGCCAAAAGGTAGTGGCCGGAGGCTCTATACGGATGAAAATCCGAAAGATACAATACGCATAAAATTTGCTACCGTAAAAGACGCAATGGCAACAGTAGCAAAAGTAAAAAGAGTAAGACGCTCTTATGCGAGAAAAATACAAATTCTTACTGTAGGCGAGCAACGAGCAAGAGTCATGGGAAAGAAAACAGTTGCCTCTATTTTTAAATCTGGCAAAGCGAGTTTGAGAAGAGCACATGGTAAAACGAAGAAAGCGAAGAAGCGTACCAAAAGATAAAAAATCTCGTGTGCCAAAAAAATACTTGAGCGGCACAAAAGGCACAAGAAGGTCTGAGCTTGCCGCACTCATTAAACGAATCGCAGCACTGTACAAACAGGGAAAACCAGTCCCAAGATCGCTTATTCAAAGAAGAATAGCGTTAGGGAAAAAGAAACGTGGCACACGGAAAAAGAACTAAAGCAATGCTCAAGCGCTACAGGTTGAAGGGGGTGAATAAGCCAAAGCGAACTCCTGGGCATAAAACCAAATCTCATATAGTTTTAGCACAAACAGGCCATAAGACTAAACTTATTCGATTTGGACAGCAGGGTGCCAGAACAGCAGGAAAACCAAAAGCTGGAGAAAGTAAAGCAATGAAAAGAAAACGTGCGTCTTTTAAAGCTCGTCACCGCAAGAATATTGCAAAGGGCAGAATGTCAGCAGCATACTGGGCTGATAAGGTAAAGTGGTAATGTCTGAAAAAGAAATTAAAAAATCAGGATATCATCCAGCAGATATAAATGGTGACAATGTAGTTGATGCGGAAGAAAGAAGAATGTTTCTTGAGTTCAAAAGAAAAGAACTAGAAGATCAAGATGCAATGCGAGACGCACAACGAAAGATGACTTGGTTTGCACTTGCAGGTATGTTGCTATATCCTGCTACTGTAATGACTACAGAAATGTTAAATCTACACCAAGCAGCAGAAATACTTGGTGCAATGGCAGCAGTATACTTTGTTTCTGTTGCTGGAATAGTAGCTGCTTTCTTTGGAGCACAGGCTTGGAGCGGCAAGAAGTAAGGAGGTAATATGGCTTTACCCTTAATTGGTCCTTTACTACAACTAGGTACTACATTCCTAGAAGGACGAAATACAAAAATGAAAGCCAAGGCTGAAGCAGAAGCACAAGTAATGGTAAACGCTTCTAATCAGGTTGGTGACTGGGAAAAAATTCAAGCACAAAATGCAGGTAATTCTTGGAAAGATGAGTGGCTAACAGTTCTTTTCAGTATACCACTTGTTATGGCTTTTATTCCCGGAGGCATTGAATATGTTGAGCGAGGGTTTGCTGCATTAGAAGCAATGCCAGAATGGTATCAGTACACTTTGTCGATAATAGTAGCGGCTTCTTTTGGTGTACGTTCTGCAATTGGATTTATGAAAGCTAAGAAGTAACTAATATGGCTATACAAGTCAGTCGAATGGATATAGAATCCAAAGACCTTTTAAATTTACAATCTGAGACACGGTTTTTAAAACTGCCTGCGCAAGACTATTTAGAGTTGCTGGGCGTCACCCCTCTACCCTCGCAAATAGCTATAATAAATGCGATCAACAACCCGAAGTACCGTTTTGTTTGTGCGGCAGTTTCTAGACGACAAGGCAAAACATACATCGCTAACATTATTGGGCAGTTAGTTTCACTAGTGCCCAATTCAAACATTCTGATAATGTCCCCTAACTATTCGCTGTCTCAGATTTCTTTTGATTTACAACGTAACTTAATTAAACACTTTGATCTAGAGGTGCAAAAAGATAACGCAAAAGATAAAGTTATCGAGCTAACAAACGGCTCAACAATTCGAATGGGTTCTGTAAACCAGGTTGATTCCTGTGTTGGCCGCAGCTACGACTTAATCATCTTTGACGAAGCAGCGTTGGCAGACGGGCGTGATGCCTTTAATGTCGCACTTCGACCAACTCTAGACAAAGACAACTCAAAAGCTCTTTTTGTCTCGACTCCTCGAGGTAGGAACAACTGGTTTGCAGAATTTTTTGATAGAGGTTTTAATGACGAATTTCCAGAATGGGCGTCTATACGCGCTACTTATAAAGATAATCCTCGCATGTCTGCGATGGATATTACAGAAGCTAAAAAATCTATGTCCGACTCAGAGTTTCGCCAAGAGTATGAAGCAGACTTTAATACGTATGAAGGCCAAATATGGAACTTCAACCACGAAAAATGCGTCACTAATAATGAACAGCTTGACACTCATAATATGGATGTTTTTGCTGGTCTTGACGTTGGGTATCGTGACCCTACGGCTTTCTGTGTAATTGCATATGATTGGGATGAACAAGTTTATTATGTACTTGATGAATACTTAGACGCAGAAAAAACTACGGAACAACATGCCGCTTCTATTCGAGACATGATTGAAAAGTGGGATATTGATTATATTTATATAGACTCAGCAGCACAGCAGACTCGTTTTGATTTTGCACAAAACTATGATATCTCTACTATTAATGCAAAGAAGTCTGTTTTAGATGGTATTGCTCAAGTTGCAGGCACAGTAGACAATGATAAGCTATTTGTGGATCAACGATGTGATGAAACACTATGGTGTTTAGATCAGTACCAGTGGGATCCAAATCCTAACCTTGCAAAAGAAAAGCCGAAGCACAACAGGGCATCACACATGGCCGATGCTTTACGATATGCACTATATTCATTTGAGACGAGTAATACCGGGTTTTAACGAGACCTGCAAAAAATAATGTTTGACAATTTACCTTCCACGAGATATAATTTCGATAGTAAAAATGAAAAAGCTAAAAAGAGACCCCGTAAAATACATTCGAGACCGGGCAAAGTCAAAGTACAAGAAAGGTTCTGAATGCTTCATATGTGGAGCAAAACAAGAACTTGATTTTCACCACTTTTACTCTCTTAGTCCTTTACTTTCTCAATGGCTAAAAAAGAAAATAAAACAAAGACCATCGCATTATACAGATGAGTACATTATCATCTGGAGAGATGAGTTTATTGAAGAATGTAATAAAGAATTATATCATGACACCGTGACTCTTTGTCACAAACATCATCTAGAATTACACTCCATCTATGGAAGAAACCCGAGTCTTGGAACTGCAGAAAAGCAGATGAAGTGGGTAGAGATACAAAGAGAAAAACATGGCCTGGTATGATAGAATCTTAGGAAGACAAGAAAAACTAAATCCTATCCAGCAATACTTGGGCATGGAGACTGAGTACTCTCGGGAGTTTACTGAAAGCTACGAAAAATATTATGAAACTCTTGAGATTGTAAATCGTGGAGTGAACTTAATTGTAGATGACGTTGCAGAGATTCCTGGAGTTATAAACTCAGCATATCCAAATAGTGTTGTAAAAAATATTCGTAAGTCTCGTGTAGATCTTTTACTGAACAAAGAGCCAAACCCTTTTCAAGATATTAGCTCTTTCAAAAGAAATTTCATCACCGATTACTTACTAGATGGAAACATATTTATTTATTATGATGGTGCTCACTTGTACCATCTTCCTGCGGATAAAGTAACAATTCACGGGGACTCAAAAACTTTTATTGAAAAGTATACTTATAATGATGTTGATTACTCTCCCGACGAGATTATTCATGTAAAAGAAAATTCTTTTTACTCAATATATCGAGGAACTTCTAGACTAAAGCCTTCTGTTCGTACTATGCAGTTAATGTCTTCGATGCGAAAGTTTCAAGACAACTTTTTCAAAAATGGCGCTGTTCCTGGGTTAGTTCTCAAATCACCAAATACTTTATCAGAAAAGATAAAAGAAAGAATGATACAATCTTGGTCTGCAAGATATAGACCGGACGCAGGAGGTAGAAGACCTCTAATTTTAGATGGCGGTATCGAGATAGACGAAATCTCAAATGTAAACTTCAAAGAACTAGATTTTCAAACAGCAATTGCAGAGAATGAAAAAATTATTTTGAAGGCGCTTGGTATTCCACCTATTATGTTGGACTCAGGCAATAATGCTAATATTCGTCCTAATATGCGTATGTATTATCTTGAGACAGTTCTTCCGATTGTAAGAAAAATTAATTATGCCTATTCTAGATACTTTGGATTTGATATAACAGAAGATGTAACTAATATTCCTGCACTGCAGCCAGAGTTGCGAGATCAGTCACAGTACTACTCCGCTCTTGTAAATACAGGAATCATCTCTCCAAACGAAGCAAGAGATGCACTAGGCTTCAAAGGTTTAGAAGGATATGATGAATTACGAGTACCTGCCAATATTGCAGGAAGTGCCGCTAATCCTGATGAAGGCGGGCGGCCCGCTGAAGGAGAGGAGAGTGAATAAAATATTTAATTTAACTTCTACTTTTAAGTCTTTCGAAGATGAAGAGGGAGGTATAAATATTACTGGAATGGCCAGTACAAAAGATTTTGACCGTGCAGGTGATACAATTACACCAGACGCATGGGCAAAAGGTGGTTTAAACAACTTTGAAAAGAATCCCATTATTCTTTTCAATCATGATTACAATAAACCAATCGGTCGTGCGACTGGTTTAAAAGTTACTGAAAACGGACTTGAATTAAAAGCAAAAATTTCTAAGTCAGCTCCTGATTCCGTGGCTCAACTTGTTAAAGAAGGTATCCTTGGAGCTTTTTCTGTTGGTTTTCGAAT